GTTGAGACTGATGAGTATGAATCCCTCAAGGCAGAACGGGATGTGCTACAAGAGAAACTTCTTAATGCTCTAGACGTTTTAAGAGTCAATGGTCTGGGTGCCTATGTAGATAGAATACGAGGAGAGCAGACAGATGAGTGATATGCCAGAAAGGATATGGCTTCACGCGGTGGCTGCGAGAGAGTATAGGGAAACCCTATCCAGACTCCGGCCAGATACCCAAGGGGGTGAGTGATGGACGTTTACTTTGTACTAGATAGGTCAGTGTATGGCATGAGAAGGAGTCAGAGCCACATACCTGCAAAAGGTGACCATGTGATTTTGCATGACGGCAAGGAGTATAAAGTAGTACACCGAGTCTTTGATGTCACCATCGTTTATATCTACATCCAGCCCACAACCAAGGGTGATGCGGATGAGTGATATGCCAGATACAGCCTTCTTACAGGAAGGGCAAAGATTCCCAGACCAGACAGTACATGGCAGGGGTGGGGGTTGGAGCAATTTTGCGTTCGATGGGGCCACCGCCTACATCAGAGCAGACAAGTACGCTGACCTTGAGCGTCAGCGTGATGAGCTGGTTGAGTTACTGAAATCTTGGCTGGAGTACAGAGGCGACATATACCACCACGAATGGTTAAGCAGGGATACGGGTGAAGCCCTCGCCAAAGCGGAGAAAGATGATGAGTGATTACATATTAAAGAATGGAGAGCCAACCTGCGAAGGGTGTAAGTCGCCACTATTCTGCTCGACAGAGGGGTTTTGCAACATTAAGTCATGGGAAAACGCCAAGTCTGAGGGAAAGAAGTTTGAGCTATGCAAGGACTGCGACACACCGCTGTACTGTGAGTACGTCCCAGGGCGAGGTGAGTGTGCGATTGATCTGGGAATGAAGCGCATGGAGAAGCTGAAAAAATCCGAATCAATCAATCAACTGGCTGATGAGTTAGTCAATGGCGACAGACAAGACGTCTATGGTGATCCCCATACGAACCATCAGAGGATTGCAGACCTGTGGAATGCTTACCTAAGCGGGTCTCCCAGCGATGTTATAACGCCCTCTGACGCAGCTGTAATGATGATGTTGCTCAAGGTCGCGAGATTGATGCACTCCTCAGATCACGAAGATACGTGGGTAGACATTGCCGGATACGCCCAGGTTGGGTACTGGTGCGCGACAAAAGAGGTGGAAAATCAAAGTGATAGATGAGATTCTTAGACAAGACTTTCAAGAGAAAGTTGTGGTACATTTTTGCAAATTGCATAGCGAGATCGCAGAGTCAGAAGAAGTACGTCATGCTTGCAAAGTAATCCTGGATTACTGCTCCCAATAGGAGGCGATGATGGACGCAGACAAACTGCTGAGAAGGGTGGATCTTAAACGAGAACACCTGAATACTCTCAGACTAGACCCAGAGCACCGTAAGGGCTGGGGAGAGGCGCTAGAGTTCTTTACCAACACTATCTGTGTCCTGATAGACGCAGAGGAAAGGGAGGCTCTGCCAGACGTAGACGAGCTGCTAGAGGCTGCTGACCCTTACTGTGAGGGTTAGTCAATAAGGTCTTCAAACAACCGCTCTCCGGTTGTCATGCGAAGAACTCTGTCAATGTTTGAGAAGCCTGGGACATAAGTTTGAGTGGCCCTCAAAAGCGGTTCAGCATCAGGCTCTCCTGTAAGCATCCCCTCGCCAGCTTCGTAGACGCCGCTTGCCAAGCCGAAACCAGCAGCTAAGGGAGCAGGAATAAGCTCAACAGGCCTGCCCCCATACTCTTCTGCTCTAATGTTCAGAACTCCGCTGCTCATGTTAGATGCAATCTGATTCATTGTGGCGCTTGCTATCCCTTCTGGCGTCATAAGCTCTTCAAGATCTCTGTCTCTGGACAGGTCTAATGTCTTTCTAAAGTCATCCCAAACACCAGCAGTAACGCCAAACAGCGCGGCGTATTTTGCAGAGTTAAACATTGCAGCTTTTGCGGCCTCAGCCCCTTCTTTAGTATTTAAGCCCTTGTCTTTCGCCCTCATAATGTTTTGCCCGACATCGTTTATCAGGCTGTTCATCTGCTTGTTCATGTACGACAGCATGCTGTAGGCCATGCGCCCATTTGGATTGTCGTGAAAAGCTTTGGGCATTGCGCTTGCGCTTACGGGTTGCCATTTATTCATCGAAGCGCCTGCGAAATTAACAACCCACGGGTTAGATAAGTCTTTAGCTTGCAAAGCTTTTACAGTGGACTGGAACTCCCTTTCGGTAAGTCCCCTCATCCCGTCGTGCTTCCTGAGCTTTTCTAAAGACTTCTCCGAACCGTCTTTTGCCAGGTCAATCCCGCGCTGTATGGCAGAGTTGCTAAGGATCTCTTGGCCCATCCTGTTTACAGTCTGAACCCCTGAAACCTTGTAGAGAACCTTGTTGGCAAAATCTATTCCCCGAACAACGTCCTCCCCGACTTTCAAAAAGCTTACAGAGTCAGCCGCATCGTTCATGGCTTTCTTGCCAGTGTTAGCAACCTCTCCCATAAAGTCTTTGTCTAAGCCCAGCTCCTTATTTGAAAGCCAGTTTTTATTCTTTACGCCAAAGCTTTCATTGAGCGTAGCAAGGATAGCTTTAGGCAGAGTCTTAGCCCATGCGCTGACACCATTCTGGTAAACAGGTGCGGTGACTCCTTCGATCACGTTTAGGATAGCGTTCATTGGGTTAGCCAAGAGGGCAGCAGACGTTACGCGCCGAGCTACAGCACCAACAGTATTCCCGCCTTGCTTAGAAGCAATCAGCTGTGAGCGTAAGCCGTTAGCTAGGTTAGCCGCCACCTCTGATGTAGCCCCCTGCTTTTTAGCATCCTTCTCAATAGCTTTAATAACAACATTTAAACGGCTTTCTCCCGTCTTTTCGTCTGGAGCTTTTAGTCTTGAAACGTCAATGTTAAACCGAGCAGCAAGCGCTCTGGCAGCAGAGACATCTTCAGCATATTCTTTCAGTGCTTTAATAGGATTGTCATAAGCCTCTGGAGGCAGCACCCCAAGCTTCGACTGACCCGCCTCCACCAAAGCTTTTGTAGGGAAATAGTCGACATCTGGTTGCTTAACAAAATCCATCGCTTGAAGCGTTTTAACCTGCTCTTCAAGGTTGCGAACCATTGCTTTTTCTTCTGGGGTCTTGGCTATTTTGCCAAAATCCTCCCACGATATGCGCCGATCTTTTTTGATAGACTTGTTCATCCTCAAAGCTGCTGACTTGAACAAGCGGTTCTCGTCAAAAACTTTTGCAGCATTCAGGAAGGTCGTGTCAAAAATTTCATCAATAGCTCTTTGATCGCTTCGTATCATCAGCTCAGAGTCTTCAGCAAGCCTTGCAGCTCTCTCTCCTACGTTTTTAACAAACCAATTCCTAGTGCTCAGGAATATGTTGTCAACCGTCTTGCTTTGTCCTGATGGAGACTGAATAACAGAAGCGTCATCCTGTATATCTTTTGCGCCTCGAGCCGAGGTGCTTGTGTCGTATGTAACCCCTGGCCTGCTAGACTCTTTTGCCTTGCCCACATTAACGAATCCATCTTCCCCGCCAATGTGACTGCCTTTCCCTGACTCTAAGAACTTTCGGCCTTTAGGATCTCTTTGAGCATTTAGCTTTGCTGCTGCCTTTTTTACTTCTTCTGCGTTTTTAGTCAGAAAGGCTCCAGCAGCGCCACCTAATGCTCCGCCTAATGCAGCACCAACGCCTGCACTAGCTAATCTTTCGTCGCCCTCTCCGCTCAAAAAGCCGTAAACAGCGCCTTCTGCTGCGCCCAAAGTCCCGACCTTTAACGCCCTGTCTAGCTTGGTTCCCGCTTGAGCAATCTTCGCCATACCCGCACCAGGGACAAACAAGCCAGCAGCAAACCCTGCTGCGCTGGTAATCATCGACGCGCTAGGGTTTTCTTCTTCGTAAGCTCTCAGTTCTGCGCGAGAACGATTGATAGCTTCACTCCAATTTGAAGCTTCGCCAGTAAGCAACTGCACTGTTGCGTCCAGCTCGTCGCCAGCACCAATAGCTGCCTCAAAAAAATCTATCGTCGCGGCTCTTGCCGGAGAGTAATCTGCGTCTTCTTCTTTTGGAAATAAATTAGAATACTTGCTCGTGGCGGCGGAATCGTCAAATAAATTTAAGTATTTACTCATCTAAATTTTTTACCGAAACAAAGAAGGTTCGCGTTGCTCTCTAGGGCCAAGAGCCTGCATCCTTTGCTGTCTAGTTCCCAAAGACTCCATTCTGGCAGCAAACCCCCTCCCAAGCTCTTGCATACGCTTATCTCTAAGACCTAGATCCTGCATACGCTTTTCCCTTTCGCTTAAATCCTCGCTTTCTTCCTTTTGTGTGTAATCAAAAGGCAAGTCTCCAATCTTAATTAAAGCGTTAATAACTTCTTCTCTGCTTTTGCCAGGATTAACACTCATTGCTTCTTCAATAATTTGCAAAGGAGTTTGCGGCTCTTGCTCGGAAGGCTCTTCACCTTTTAGCTCTGCAAGCTCATTCAATATACGCCGCGTTTTGCTTTGGATTACTTGGCGCTCTTCTTGCGCAACTAATTCCTTAAAGTTTTTAGGCAGGTCTTTACCTTTATACTGCTGCACAACCCTAGCTTGAATTTGAGACTTTTCCTGCGAGGTCAAAACGCTGGCGTTTTCTAAATTTATTTCCAGCTCTTTAATTTGCTTGTCTGTTTCTGATTTTAATCGGCGCTCTCGCGCATAATCTGCTACAGCAATGTTGTTGCTGATTGAGTTTATTTGCCCTCGAAGCTGATCCTCTATATTTTTTGCCGCAAGTCTTGTCCCTGTTTTCCAAGTTTCACTTTCGGTGTCCCAGCCTTCAGAAGCTTTCTTGTAAGCATTCCACAAAGGCTGCAACTTTTTCTGGAACTCTTCTGGCAAGTTTTCAATTTGCTCCTCAAAAACTTTTAAGCTTGGCCCTTTCTTTTCTTCTATTGCAGCCGCTTCTAGCTTGTCTCTCGCGTTTTTTGAATTAATGCTTGCGTTGACATATTTTTGTGCTGCGCTAGAAAACTCTCCTGCTTCTTCAACAAGATCACTTACGCCATCCATGTCTCCTTCATCAATAAGCTGTAGTATTCTCGGGCCATTGTCAGCGATCCATTGATCCGACTTCATGCCTTTTTGGGCATTTTTAAACTGCCAATTCGCCATTTGCAGATTATTATATTCTCTCACTGCATCAGGATTGCTTCTTAGCCGATCTATTTGGCTTTGTATTTCCAATTTATCATTTGGGCCAGCACCTTTTAATTCTTCAGTAAGCCGGAAAATGTCTCTTCCTTGTTTAAGGTTGCGGTTTTCTCTTGCTCCAGGAACAAGTTTTTGGAGGCTTATAAGGCTTTGCTGAGCGCCTACACGAATTTCGTTTGGGAGACTGGCGTCTGCCATTTGTTTCCTAAAAAAATCAATCGAGCCTTGTAAACCCTCGATATTTCCAGCTTCCGCTGAAGCAATACCTTGAGTAAGATTTTCTGATGACGAGCCAAAGCTTTTTGAAGCAGCAATGCTTTTTTGTATTTCTTGAATCTGTTGACCCAAATTAAACCTTTCTTCAGGAGTCTTTGTTTCTTTTAGCTGGGCTGTCAACATGCCAAGCCGCCCTTCAGGCGTAGTAGTGTCAAACTTACTTAACTCGTCCCGTCTTCTCTTCTCTGCTAGTTGCCCACCAATACCGCCTATGGCTTGGCCGACATCGAACATGCCTTGAGCAAAGCGTGGCTGACCCAGGCTGGCTAAAAAACTTTGTGAAAATGAAGGCATATAACTTTCCTCTTACTTAAACAGACCTGCCAAGCCCCCAGTCAACAGACCCTGGCCTGTTGTGCCAGCGAGGGTAGCTTGACCCAGCGCAGACTGAAGCAACGCTTCAAGACCTGTAGCGTAAGTCTGACCATACGTTTTAGCTTGTTCTGACAGTGCTTGTCGTCTGGCTTCTGATGCAGACATTCCTGGTTCCAGTCCTTGAAGTAGCTGGGCTTGCGGCATGTAGCTAGAAGCAAGCATACCAGATCCCAGTTGAGCCTGACGTTGTTGTTCCTGCCCAGCAAATTCCATAGCGTTAAGAATCGCCATGTTCCTCGCTTCTTCCTCGGCTTTAGCCATTGCTAATTGCTCTGGAGTACCACCAAACATAGACGTTCTAACGCCTAATCGACCTTGGTTGGCAAGTCGCTCTTCTAGCGCGAGTCTTTGACGCTCTCTCTCAGGCGCAGTTGCAGCCATCATTCTCTCATAGACTTGCTGCTCTCTGTCAGCAGTAGGCGAACCTGCTAGACCGAAAAACATCCCAGCCTGGTCTGCCAGAGTTTGTTGAAGCTCCTGCTCACGCGGAGACAGCCCCATTTGGTAAGTCATCTCGCCCGTTACAGGGTCTTGCGTCATGCCAAACTGAGAGCCAGTCGCAGTAGTAATGCTGTAGGGCTGGAATTCCAACATGCCCCGCAGCTCTTGAGCAAGCCCCTCATTTACTAGCTGACCACTTTCGTCATACTGCCCAGCCATCGACTGAAAGGCTTGCTTTCCAATGCGCCCAAGTTCGTCGGAGGCTCCTTTAACTAACGCGCCGCCACCAGCTGCGCTTAAAAGTCCTAGTGCTTCAGGTAAGCTCATTAGTAGGTGCCTCCGTCAAAGTTAGTGACTGTTAGCGTTCCGCCTACAGTAATGTTGTCCACGACTAGCGTTCCTGTGAATGTGGGGCTGTCAGAGTCTGCTTTACTTGCAATCGCTGTTGCAATGTTGTCGTACTCCGTTTCGAATTCAGATCCTTTTACTACCTTGTTCGGGTCGCCAGAGGGCAAGCTGTCCTTGGCAGCAAAGTCAGTAGTCTTAGTGTAGTTACTCATAGCGTTTTACCCAAAAGTGTAAGCACGTTAATTTCCTGTAGCGAAAACTGATCTCCGTCGACATCAGTCTCCATGTTAATCGACAGGGTAGAACCACTGCCGTTAGCGTTTACTGCCTTAGTTGTAGTAATCAGATTACCCTTAGAGAACTCTGCAATATTAAATTCTCCCAGACCAAACTCTGCCTTAGACTGGGCAGGCAGGCTTATTGTTGCAGAGCCTTCCTTGTTCTTGAAATCATACGACCAGGTTAGGTAGACATCAGCACCATTGCCACCGACGATAATCGGCCTTAGCTTCTTGAGAAACTTTAACTTACTGCTGTCGCCAAAAGCCAACTCTGGGCTTGTGTATTTGAATCTGTAAGGTAATCCGTTATCACTATACTGATCGTATTTACCTATACCATTGACGCTTCCGATCAACAGAAGCCCGTCATCTGACCTCTCATACGAGGTAAATCCAGTCCCCGTCCATCTCGTAACCCTGTAGGCACCGTTGTCTAACGTGCCTCTGACGTCAAAACAGTAAGTCGTGTTGTATCCCAGGAAGGTCAACAGGTAGAAGTTCTCTTCTGGGTAGTATGCTGATTCAAAGCCATTTTCTTCAGTCGACAGCAGGCTAATGATGTCTTTAGTAATCGTCCCTGACAGACTGCTAATCGGCATGGACTTCTCTTGTATTGTCCTGCCAAAGCTCTTCAGTCCCGTGTAGGACAAAAACAACACATCTGTTCCTGTGTACTGAACCGTGTCTCTGGCAACACACCCGACTCCGGTTACTGTGTCAGACAGCGCCATGTTTGCCGGAGAGTCTGCATTGGCGTAAACCACAATACTCTTCTTGCCGAAAACAATCAGGAAGTTGTTTTGTGCGGCTAACGCTACAATCTCGTCATAGCCATCAGGCCAGACCTTAGAGATGTCTATTGACCCAGACGTACCACCTGACCAGTCGTGACCAATCAAAAGATCAGACCAGTAAATCGTAGACTTGTCAGAAGCAAAGTCAGCCGTCCACAAACGCCCCCAAGCAGCCAAAACTTCGTTCCCGTACATCGTAGAGGTAACCCCTGCTGCACCTGCAACAGAGCTTAGCGTAACAACAGAGCCGCCTGCGTTAGAGTAGACCAGAGGCTCATAACCTCTTTGGAAGAAGTATATCGAGTCATTGAAGTTGACCATCTTCCAGTCATTAGCGGTAATGACATACGCACCAGGTGTCTCGTCTACTAGAGTTGTATCCCCACTAAGGATCTTGTTATTTCCTACGGAGAATAACTTAGCGTTACCAGCGCTGTCCTTAAACTCTTTGATCCCTGCAATGGATTGATCTGAACCCAGCTCTGTTTTGTCAGTGGTAATGACAGTCAGCCCACGACGAGCAGCAATCCGCCCTCTCTGGTCGATAACAGCATTGTCTGCAACCTCAGCAAAAGACGGGTCTTGAGCCAAGGGGGAGTCTTCCGTGTTAATCCCCTTGAATCCAGGGGCGACCAGATTAACGCTTTGTAACGGTTGAGCCATAGTTATGCCGTGTAGAAAATAACTTCTTCTGGGTGCCTTCCGGCGTCATGGGAAATAGCATCGCCAAGATGCTTATTCGCAATCTGGAAATACTCCGCTGTAGAAGTACCGCCAGTCTCGCCTCTCTCCCTAGATGCTAGAGCTACTGCAAGAAGAATAACAGGCGTCGATGGAACGTCTAGCTCGTCTGAGTCAGCAGTAAAAACACCGTTCCTCACAACAGCATCAAACCGGATTGAGTACAGCTTGTCTGGGATAGGGTAGACATCAATAGTAGTATCGCCGTTTACATCGACCCCAGCGTAGGTATAGTTTTGCGGTGCACCATTAATACGATTGCTGATGTGAAGCGCGTCATCAAACCAGTTATTCGTTTGGTAGTGCATGACAAGGTTAGAAGTGTCGTTTATGACGTTAAGCTCTTTGATCTTGTTTCCGCTACCTACCAAAGAGTAGTTGTAAACTCCGTCAGTAGTATCAATAAGCAGGGTCTTTCTCAGTGCGCTCCAGTCCCATGCGCTTTCTACCAAATCCTTAGCATCATTAACAAAGTCACCAATCAGCGTACTGTAGTCATTCTCTGCTACAGCAGATACCTCTGGCTCACGTAGCCGCCTCAACACCCCATTTACTAAACTTAAATAAGTCATTTTGAGAAAAGTCCTTCTAGGATGATTCTGTTTAACTGCTCTACTGGATCGCCTGGGTCATACGGAACGCCCATAAACCTTGGTAGCTGATAAGGAAGATCCGCCATGTAAGCTCCAGGAGTCCCGCCCAGCATCCCCCCACCGCCCCCTGAAGCAGGAGGAGGAGCAACAAAAGGTGGAGGCTCCGGCGGAGGCTCGGGGGGCTGCCCCGTTATAGGCGGCTCCACTATTATTGTTTCTATTCTAGTCTCCGGCTCAAAATCCTCTGGAGGCAAAGGAGGCGAGGCAGTATTAGTTATTAGAGGCGGAGGCTCTGGTATTGACTTGTTATGCGACACTACCCCGTCAACCATATAGGTGTGGGTAGATTCTGTGGTGAAGTTGTAGACCTTGACCCTCTCATCCCTGTGCTCCAGAGAGGAGAGCTCAATGTTAGCCGGTGAGCCCACCAAGACGTCACCGACCTCCAGCTTTCCGATAGCAATGCCGTAAGCCTTATAAATAGGCCGTGACGCTTCAGGGTTTGCGGACTTCCATCCCTCTGTGGTCAGGAATGGGTGAGCCTCTGTTGCCGTTATGCGGCCGTTCAGCGTCCATAGCGATTGGTCTTGGACGGGGATGTCATGCACGTAAGATACGGCGTCAATCTCGCCTCCCAGCGCCAGAACCTTGTCTCCAAGAGAAATGCTCTCAATGTTCTTGAGGGACCCGTCCGCCATATTGATCTTTGTGCCGGCGACAAAGCAGGAAAACACCGGCTCTCTATCTTCCGGCACAACAGACTTCTCTTCCGGCCGATCATCGAACACGCCGCCGTCGACAACCCCTGGCTTCGGCGGAGGCTCTGGTATTGACTTGTTATGCGACACTACCCCGTCAACCATGTAAGTGTGAGTAGATTCTGTCGTAAAGTTGTAAACCTTAACGCGCTCTTCTTTGCTTTCCAAGGATGACAGCTCAACATTGTCAGACGAGCCAACCAGGATGTCTCCAACCTCTAGCTTGCCAATAGCGATGCTGTAGCTTTCATAAATGGGCGCAGATGCTTCAGGGTTGGCTGACTTCCATCCTTCTGTAGTCAGAAAGGGGTGAGCTTCTGTTGCTGTAATACGCCCGTTTAGCGTCCACAAGACATGATCCTGCACAGGAATATCATGCACGTAAGAGACTGTATCAATCTTGCCGTCTATTGCCTGAACCTTGTCGCCTACCAAGACATCTTCGATGTTTTTTTGCGTCCCGTCAGCCATGTCAATTTTTGTGCCAGCCACGAAGCAAGGCACAACAGGGTCGTATATTTCTACAATAACAGGATCAGGGTCTGGCCGCTGCTCGATAAAGCCCTCAACAACGGCTTTGTCTTCAGTTACAACCTCCTTTTCTTCCTCTTCTTCTGAGCCGCCTAATTCAAACTCTTCAGAATCGTCTTCTGCTTCAGAATCGTCTTCTGCTCCAGAAACATCTTCTGGAGAAACGCCAAGGTCTTCAGCGCTAATTCCGCCAAGGTCGTCTTGTGTTCCAAAGTCCTCTGCTCCAAACCCACTCTCCAACCCTGTAGTAATAATCCCGCCAAGGAGCTCAGCAGCCCCGTTTTCTCCCATAGTGTTTATTAGAATGTCTAGCGGCCCGGACAGTATTTCTCCGCCAGCGCCAAGAATCGCCTCAAAGACATTGGTGCCTTCTTGGATCTTGTCACCTATTTCACCAATCTTATCTTGTACCGCGCCTACTAAATCTCGTATTGGTCGAGTAGTTTGCTGATAAATGTTGTTGCCGATTTCGCGTGCTGGCAGCCAGTCTCCTTGACCGTCTGTAAGGGGAATTTCAAGCGGCTTGCCTGGCAGCGTAGGGACAGCAAGAATCAAAGTCTTTACAAACTTCGGGCCCAAAAGACCTCCAGTCCCTCCAGGCAGCGAGAATCGGATGCCGATAATAGTCCCAGGTGGCACCCACTTAGACCCACCAGGCAGAGTCTCAGGGTCAGGAGGAGTAAAAATAGACTCAAATACTTTTGCTATTGCTCCGCCAGCTTGCTTTGCTATTTCTGTTGCAGACTGAAAAATTCCGCCGACTTTCTCTTGATCTTCTTCGCTTGGTTGCCCAATGCCGCCCCAGGACGCGCGAGCTTCTTCTATGTCTTTTTGAGCTTGAAGGTACGCTTCCTTCTGTAAAGCCCTTTCTTCTTTAGACATCTCTGCCCATTCAGCGTCAGTCTTGCCGTAATTTTTAGCTCTTTCTTCGGCTAACCGTTGTTCGTTTGCTGAGTGTTTCCGCCGCTCAGCATCTCGGAAAAGGTTTTCAAAGTATCTGTCATACTGCTCGGTGCGCTCTTCTAAAGACATTGAGTTCCATTCGTCTGCGGTTGCCCCAAAGTGTCTGTCTCTTTCCGCTCGCTCTCTTAGTATCCTTGCAAGCTCTTCGCGCTCTTCAATGCGAATTCTTGCCAGCTCTTCTTCAGTAAGCACTTCCTCTTCTGTAAGAGGCCCTCCAGTAAAAGAATCAGCTACCGAATCAAGATCACCTTGTAGCTCAGCATCGCCGCTTAAAACGTCTACGACTTCTTCTGCTTGCCCAGTCGTGTAATTAATATACCCCTGCACTTGTTCGCGCAGAAACTCAGGGACGTCATCCATACTAAGCGTGTTAGACAGAATGCCGTTGCCCCACGCTCTAATAATGTCCCCGTAAGCCTCATTGATAACCGATTGAGCGCCCTCAAAAAACTCAGCTTCTGAATCTGGCTGAGGGATATCTGGCGTATCTGGCTCATCGCTTGGCTGGTCTGTGTACAATGGCAAATCGTACGATAGAAGCGTTGTAAACGGGGGAAGCGCTTTAGCATTGCTAATTTTTTTTATTTCCATCAGCTACAAGACCACCGTAGTAATAATGGTAACGAACACAGTAAAGGACGAGCCGACAACCAACCAGGCTAGTTTTTCCCAGCGCGCAGAATGCTTATTAGCTGCATTACGCAGCTCTCTCAGTTCAACAGTAGCTTCAGCCCATCGCTCTCCGCACTCCTTCTCGTGTTCTGCAATACGATCTAATGCCGCTATTGCAACGTCCAAAGCCTTATCCTTTACTTCGCTCATTGTTAGAAATACTCCTTTACCCTGTGCCGTTCTGCTTGGTCAGGGCCAGGAGACAAACGTGATAAAACATTAACACCAAAAAACAAAAAGTCCGGTGTCAGCTTTCGCCAAACCGGAACACGGGATCTGCACTCTTCTGCAAACCACTTATCAATACACTTCTTCAGCTCTCTGTCTTTAAGACCCTCGTGCTCGTTTTCCATCCAGTAGTAGTGTCGCCACCACAACATTGCATCGTGAATCGCAGAAGGCACCATAATCCAGTCTCTGTCAGGGAAAGCGTTAGCGCCGTTCCAGGCAAACCCTTGCTTGAGGGTAAGTGCCTCGCTGGTTACTTTCATTCTGGCGTCCTCGTACAGCAGGTTAAACTTGCGAGGAAACCACTGAGGGACAGGAAAGGTTACGTCCTCATCGAGGACGTATTTAAATCCCTCACGGACTTTCATCAGCTTCCTCTACAGAAGCAACAGCAAGCTCTGGATCAAACTTCCCGTCACCTACAGTCCCACAAACGTCTAAAGTAATCACGCTTGCTAAGACTCCGGTTTTAAGACACATCTCAACGGGCTTCATAGTCCCGCAGCCAGAGAGCAAAAGAACAAAAGCCAGAATCCTAATCAAGAGGAATACCCTGGCGATACTCAGCCGCCCTATCAGCGGTCAACACACTTTCTGTCTCTAACAGGTCAATAGCTGATTGATACCCTGCGTCATTAAAAGAAACTGTAACGCCTCTGTTTACAGTTAGAAGTTGTGCTTGAGCAACTACTGCGGGGTTGCTGCTCATTAATGCAAGCAATGCTTCGTCTGTTGTAAAAGAGTCGTACAGCTCTTTCGGGGAAAACTCCTCAAGATGGGATTTTTCCTGCGACGGCGGCACCTCTACGTAGGTATGGTCTGGATAGTTGCTTTCAATAAAATCAGTTTCAGCAATTACTGTATTGACGTGTTCACCATTAAAAAAAAGTTTGTAAGTCGACATTACAGATACTCCAATATTTGGATGACAACTAATCCACCACCGCCAGCGCCAGACGCAGCAGTCCCAGACCCGGCTGGGCGTATAGCCCCACCACCACCGCCGCCATACCCCCCACGGCCAGCATTGGGGCCAATACCATCCGACATGGAGCCACCGCCGCCACCGAACCATCCGGCAGTTGATACACTGCCTCTGCCCCCGCACGAGCCGCACCCAAAACGCCCGCCGGCAGCTTCTGTTGTGGGAGCAGCAACTTTCAATCCACTAAAAATGCTGTCGTGCTGATAATCAGTTGTTGATACCGCATAGGTTACACCGCTTTCATTGGAATTTGACCAGGTAGTTACCGCATCGGTTATGTCTTTCCCTGGCCCTCCGGTGCCCCCCGCCTGACTAACACAGTCACCCGCAGAGGATGACAGTGTAGCATCGCCACCTCGACCTCCAATACCTGCACCACCCGAAGCACAGAACCGTTGACTCCCTGTGTTCGTTGTATTCGCATGCCCTCCACGATACCCTTCGCCAAATATGGCAGGAGCACCGCCACCAGATGCCGATAAAGTTCTGCTTGTTGAGTCTACTGCGTCAGCATCTCCCGCCGCACCGCCGGTAAGATTAAATTTGTTCCCCCCGGAGCCTGTTCCGCCAGCAGCTCCCGTCAGATTCGTTGCACCGGCGTTAATAGCGGCTGTTCCACCAGCTCCACCGTTCGCCGTTATTGTGGTTATTCCGGTTCCCGAGAAAACGCTGTTGCCACCTGCGATTCCCGCCTCAACGCCCTCAATGTTTTCTGTTACTGCCGCGCCTCCAGCCCCTACAGTAACGGTATAAGCTGTAGATGCCGACAGACGAACCTCGCTGCAGCAAAAAGCGCCAGCGCCACCTCCAGTAGCACACGAAGATGACGTGACTACCGGTGTCAAAGATGCCGCGCCACTACCTCCGCCGCCAAGAACAAATATCCTAGCGTAACAATCCATCGCCGGTGTAAATGTGGTGCTTAATGTAAACACCATTTCCTGAATGAAAGCCCCTTTGGGGTTTCTTTGTTCTTTAATCAGCGCCATTATTCGTCAAACCCCATTGCTACCATGTTGACATTGGTCGTGTCTGATTCACCCACGATGTATTCGTTGGCTTCCAGAACGATTTGCTTAAAGCTGGCAGTCTCATTGTCTGCAAGAGACAAAGACTCAATCAGCTTGCCAGCAGCCTCGAATGTTGCTGTAGTTGCGCTAATGCCCAACTGAACAATCGCGGTAGAGCCAGATGCGTTCAGAATCTCCACGTTAAAGGTTCCACCGCTTGCGCCTGCCTGAACGACGTCAGCAGCAGTTGCGGCAGTTAGATTAACTCGCCCGTTCTTTGCGGCCATTACATGCCTCCTAAAAAGTGTAGTTTAGCCGCTGTTGCGCCAAACGGCTTCCAATCTGAGCCGTCGTATCCTTCAAAAGCGGTTAGCGAAGTGTTGTATCGGATGTTCCCAGAAGAAGGGGTAGACGGTCTTGCCGCTGTTGTCCCGCTGGGGATTGTTAGACTTAAAGTAACTTCAAAGTTTGCGTAGCTTGCAGTTCCGCTAGGTGCGGCACCAACCTGTACGTCAACGTATTGTTTGATAGATTGCTGGCTGGCAAGCGCCGTTGCGCTATTAGCTGCCATGCTGTCGTCATCCAAAAAGGCTGTAATGCCATCCAGGATGTTTAGCTCTGTGCCAGTTGCAGTAACCAGAGTACCCGCTAGGGTAAGTTCAGACGGGTTCGTGCCAACCTCAAAAACAACGCCACCAGTCTCGCTGTAAAGCCTTTTATTCGTGAGGTCTAAGGCTGGTTCGCCTTCAATAAGATCGGTCGGTAGAGGGGCGCCTGAGCCTGTCTTTAGCTTAATAGCCATAAATGCTTACCGTCGAGAAAGATTTAAAGCAAAGGGGGCCATAAAGACCCCCTCCAAGTTCGTTACTCAGCGAGTGCGAGAACGAAACCAGCTTCAGGACGATAAACCTGAACGCCATACAGGCAATCAGCCGTGTACAGGTTAGACAGGTATTCCTGCTTGTACTGGGTTTGTGACCGAACAGACATCTGCTCTGCAAGGACAATGGCTTCCATGTGGAAGAACATTGCAGCGCGAACGTCTACACTACCACCTGCGTTATCAGCAGCAGCTTCGATCTGAGCACAGTTAGAAGACACGTAGATGTCTACACCGTACAGGTTGCCGATAAGACCTGACTGGACAGCCTGGCCTGACACGAAGTCAGAAGACACGTAACGGTCAATGCCCATTACAGTGTTTCTGGCAGAAGGCGGGATAATCAGGTGACGATTTTCCATCGGCACATCGTTATCGTCCATCTTCTGAATCATGTCACGGAAGAACGCATCAGTGAATACGTCAGTAGATGCAACAGTGTCGACTGCGTAAGCAGTCGTCGTGCCAGCATCATTGAAGAAACAACCCGTGTGAACGTAGTCAGTCTCTGCAACAGCGTCAGCGTAAACAACCGCACCACCGTTACCAAAGCCTGTACCCGTAGAGTGCAGGTCAGTGTCAATCTGAGTTGCCAGAGCATAGCCAGCATCTTCAGTGTAGAACCGACGCAGACTTGAAAGAGCCTGTACTTCTACGATGTCTTCGATCAGACGCGAGTATTCAAAATGACGATCAATGTCAATCGTCAGTTCGCCTTCAGTGTTGGCAATGATCGTTACTGCCGTGTCAGCAGCCTTGGCATTCGCCGCGCCACGAACGGGCTTGGGAATATGGATCTTGTCGCCTTTCTTTCCAGTCATGGAAATTTTCTTTACGAGAGGCGCAACCTTGAGAGTCTTCTCGTAGGTAGCAATAATCTCGTCCGACCAAATTTCGGGAATAAAAGTGGCCGCTTCTGTTTTTGCGGTATTACCAGCCGCACCTGGATAAGTAGCCGTAGCCATTGTGGATCACTCTCCTATCTGACCCGCCGCTCCGCATACGCTTTTAAAATCTCTTCAGATAACGCTTGATAGCGGTCAGGCTGGTCTTTCATTAGTTTAATTAAGTCGGCCCGACGATAAATTTTCTTGGTTGATCTCTCTGAACTACCCTGTGCGCTACCTGTATTTGCTGCCTTGATTTGCTGCTTCCGAGACTGCTTGTCTGCGGCGGCAGTTTGCTGTGCTGCGCCTCTAAGCCCTTTCCACAAGGAAAACAACTCATCAGCCGCTTCAACGCTAAACTCTTTGTCAGCTTCTACAAATAACCTTTTCCTGATTGGCGACTCTTCTACCCATGAAGCAAAATTTTGATCGCTCAAAATCTCTTTCATGTCAGGGTGCTTTCGCTCTAGCTCAGCTAAAGCTGCTTGCTGCCTGTACTGGACAGAATACTGTGCCGCCTCTCTTACACTTGGGTGATTCTCAATAGCACGGTTTACCGTAGCTTGAGGATCTGTAAAAAAATCTAACTCGTCTTCAGGCTCAACATTTTGCTGAGGTGCTGAGGGCTGCGTCTGACTAGCAATGTAGTCGTCTACAACCTTACGAAGCTCTCCGACCTCAGATGACTGACGCCCCAGTAGCTTTTCGGCTTCCTGGTGCATCTGCACAACTTCTTCCAAAGACTTGTTTCTGTACTTCTCTGGAATAACGGATTCTTGAGGTTGCTCTGCAAATCCTTCTTCAGACTCCGGCATTGCCGTATCTTCTTCAGGCTGCAAAATCTCTGCTGCTTCGTTATCAACGGGGTCTGTTCCCTCCGGCTCTGGAGGCAGATCAACCAGCGTTGCTCTTGACATAATTAAACTCCGTGACTTAAATCATTATGGAGATTGGATTTCCTACCCGCCTTTTCGTGCTCCCTCACCCATCGCATGTGTCTACCAGGGAAGTCCCCAGAAGCCCCATCAAGGTGAAAGGCCGGAGCGGATAGCATTCTAGTAGCCAGTTCACCACAACTGCACCTAACGGTCGTGTAATCACCGGATACCATCTTTTCAAATTCGTGCCCTTCTGGGCATCGAAAATCAAAAATCTTGTACATCTTCTTCTGCTTGTGACCTTGCTATACTTACAGAGTCCTCGAACCCGAGGATTGACCTGAATGCAGCAATCTGGCCCTTGCGGAAAAACAACTCTTCTGCGTCTTTAATCGTGCCGACTTCAGATAAGTTATTGATATTATTAGAGATTTCTTCTAGCAACTGCTCATAACCACGATGGTTAAAAAGCTCATTGTATCTATCAAAATACTCTTCTAACTCTCTGTCCATTCAGCTTTTACGCAAAAGTTTACGTTTGAAACTTATCACTAACAGTGATATTAAGCAATAAGCCCTATTTATATTTCTTCTTCATCTTCTTGCGCTTCTTGGCCGCAGCAGCTTTGCCTGCTTTGGTGTATGGGTACTTAACTTTCCCTACTTTTGGCATTATCTAACCTCTACTTTTTACGTTTCTTGGCAGTTTTAGCCGCCTGCTTAAAATTCTTGGCCGTGGGAGCGCCCTTTGAACCAGGCTTTCTCATCTTCTCTCCGCTGCCAGCTTTAATCCTAGCTCGCTTTCTTCGGATGTTTTCGTACAAACCACGTTTTGCCATTACCATTTCACCTTGTTGGCCCAGTATGCCGCGCTCATCTTGCCTTTAGAGATGTTTTTAGCATGACGCGCTTTGAATGATTTGCGTCGCGCTTTCTCTGAGGCTGTTTTAGGGCTTTTGCCTGCGCCACTAACGCCTTGCTGACCAAAGCGGATTGTCTTAGTTTTGTCGCCTTCTTTAGCCACAACAACGTGGCTCTTTGTCGGGTGATTAGGCGTTCTCTTCGGCTTGTTGTACCCGCTTACCCCGACCCTTGCCAGGCGCGGATCTTTCTTTTTCACGTAAAGCCTCCTCCAGCTTTTCTACTCTATCAACCAGCTTAGAGTAGCTTTGGTTGATTTCGGTCAATGCTCGGTTAAATTCTGTTTGAGTAATCATGCCTTCCCCTTAGAGGTCAGTGGTGTGTGAAATTAAAATTGAGGCTTTCTGAACGCCCTGGTTAATCGTGTTAAGCGATGTCGCGTTGTTTTCAATGCTTTGGTTGACAGTTAAGTCGCGCACATCGCAGGTTCCGGTAGAAAAGTCATCAACTCTAGCTACGCCCCTAATTGGGAAAACCCCTGCCGTCTTTCCCGTTTAATCCTTTGTCAGCAGCGACTTTATCAATCTTGTCGCTGAGAACATCGAATACCGCAAGTAACTTTGCGTCCATTAGGAATTTTCAGGAGTGGCAGAAGCAAGTCTGTCAAGCAATTGAGACTCAACCTGCTGATTCTTATCCTTTTCTTCTTTCTGGCTCTTGACCAGCATCTCTTTGATTTTCACATCCTTCTCTTTGAGGGTCAAGTCAGCCACTTTCAACCGACGCTCAAACTCTTTGTCGTCTTCAGTGCCCTCTCTAAGATTCCGCGTAACTGCTTCCATCTTCTCGATTTCAAGCTCCGCAGGGATAGACCTCGCTTCTACATTCAGCTTGAACGCTCTCGCAGCAGACTCCTGGGCCTGAGCAGACAATGCGTCTGTCTGTGACTGCTGGAGCAACAACTGCGCTTCCTGCATCATCGCCTGAGCTTGTGCTTGTTGCGGGTCTGGCTGCATGGCTTGTTGCATCGCAGCAATCAGCTCTTCACGGTTAGACAGGTTCATGTTGTCGATAACCGACTGCACCAGGGTCGCATAGAGCGGAGAGTCCTGCTGCATGGTCTGAAGAAGCTGTACCAGCTGGGTGACTTCGTATTCTCTGGCAATAATCCCCAAAGTAGAAGTCGCGTTGAACTTGTAATCTGCTACAGGGTAGGACTCTGGGTCGAACTGCATGTAGCGATACGCAGCCTTCTTCACGAAAGGAATCAGGAAGGACTGCTGGAAGTTAATCAGAGTTCGCTTGTGACGCTTAATAATAGCGCCCAGAGACATAGAAATCCCAGCGGCAGTAGCTTCACCATTGACAGAACCCGCAATTCCTGCGGAGTCCACAGCTCCTGTTGCTTGCTGCACCATTTGCTGTAAAGCTCCGGCTTGGGCGAAGGTGATTTGGTTGACTTGTCCGAAGTTGAATGGCTGTAATACTTCACGCGGGTCTCCGTTAGTTAGGATCATCTTGCCTGGCCGGACTTCCGGCTTAGCACCTCTAGGAAGACGAGTAGCGTCTACCGCCAGCATGGGGTGGACAGTAAGGCTAAGCGCGTCGATTCTTGCTCTAAGCTCCGTGTCTAGGGCTTTCTGAGAGTTATAACCCTTTTCACAAACGCCTCGACCCCAAAATCTACTCGGAACAACGTCCCACGGGAAAGCCACGACAGGGCGATCCTGCATCATGTAGGGGTTGGCTTCTGCCTTCAGGAGGATGCCGCCATTTGCTATGACAACAATCGCCTCAACGTAACGAGAGTCGCCTGCGGCCTCCCCCAATTCTTCGGAGAGCAGATCGGACGGCACAAGACCGTAATACTTTGTGAGCCTTACCTTGTCATCGGAGTAGACAGTTAAGTCTTGGTCTGGCTCAAGATCCATGTCCGGCGATGCCGTACCAACATAGACATCTTTGTATACGCCTTGTTCCTGTAATAGCTCAACTTGGTGCAGGGAAACAAACTCGTCAATCGCCACACCCATTGCGTCATCTACACTTGTAGCCACGGGGTCGATCAGGAAGTTCTGGGGAAGGACTGGCTTGAGTTTAACCACCATCCTTTCTGAAATGTTTACGCCAACGGCTTGAAGCTCCCCGCCCATAATGGGTTGGGTTGCAGGAGCCATTTCCTTAACTTCTTCAATGACAACTTCGCCAACACCCGTCCCAAAGACAGCAGCGTTAATCAAGCACTCCGCTACGGCTTTTCTTACTTTGCAGGATTCAAAGTCCTCAGTAAGTTTGTTTCGGAGGAACATAACGTCTTGTCTTTCGGTGTCGCCGTAGTTATCGGAAACATCAAACCACTTGCCCCGCCCAAAGGTCGCTTCTTCCAGCTCAGCGACGTTAGACTCTACTGCTTGCTGAAGGGCAGGGGAGATGATCCTGGATCTTTCAGAGGATCGTTCAGAATCAGAAGCATCCCAAATCCCTCTCCACAAACGGTAATACTCCTCGAACTGCTCAGAGTAATTAGACTCGTAGTGATCTCTCCAATTCTCACACTTACCCATGACCCACTCTTCAATGGACTGCTCTGCCATCAGGGGGTCGACTTCGTAAAAATCGCTCATATTAGTATCCGTTAAAATTTGTTTGACTTGCGCCTGTTTTCGTCAGCGGTCAGAACTTGCATATTATGCTGTACGTGCAGCCCACAAACCTTAGCGCTTTGTAGCGGGACAATATGGTCAACCTGAAAGGTTGGGTTAAATAGGCTTTTTCTTCGCCGCATCTAATACACTTCTTCATCAATAGCCACTTACGATATCTAGTATTTCGTGGTCGTCAATTTCATATTCGTAATCATAGGCTACATTTGCTAATTGGTCTATGTATGCCAGAGCGTCGATCAAGTCATCGTGGGTCAGTGGATCAGGAAACTGAAACAGCTGATCTAGGAATTTGTGATTCCACTCGCCTCGGCTTAGCGTAACGTAGCCGTTCTCAAACCTTCCCTGTAAAGCCCACATGATTCTGTCGGTCTTCTTCTTGTTGCCGTGGGTCAATTCCTGCACTCGGAAAAACGTCCCGTATCTCTTCTGCAAGTCTATGAGAGGAGACATAACGGCTTGTTTGGCAATACCTCTCTCAATTCCCACGCTGACAGGACGATAATCTCTAACGGCCTGGAATATTTTGGCGGCTGTTTCGTTTAGCTCCCACCGCCCGTGGATGACGTTTTCCACGTACCAGCCATGCTCATTGACCTTCACCACAGCAATAGCGGTTTCGTCCAGCCTGGAGTTTTTAGTTTTCTTCTTATTAACTTCCTCAAAACCTGCAAGGTCAACAGCGATGTAGTAATCGCCCTCTTCTGGGCCTTTGTCAGAGAACTTAACCCAGTCTTCCTTAAACATCTCAGACCCTCTGGCTTCAAAGGACGCCATGAACTCTTGCCTGAAGGCGTAGCTCGACATGGACTTTTTGGCGATGTCGATTTCTTCTGGGTCTAACAGGGGGTTGTCGTAGGAAGTAAAGTGCCAGGACTTGTAGGTCGGGTCATCTCCCAGCTCAGCATACTTGTACAGGTCGTAAAAGTGATTCCTGCCCATCGGTGTACCAATGAAGAGAGTTTGGCCCTTCTGGTCAGCCAGTGCAGGTCTTAGGATCTGCTCGAAGACTTCCGGCTTCATGTCGGCGTATTCGTCAAGAACGAGGAATTTCAACGAAACACCCCGCATAGTCTCGGGTCGGTCAGCGCCCTTCAGGCTAATCGTGGCCCCGTTGATCAATTTAATCTGGAGATTGTTGATATGACTGCCGGAAATGACCGGATGACCTAATTCCAGGAGGGTTTGCCAGAGAATGTCTCTTGCCTGCCCTTGAGTGGGAGCGACATAGAACACATGGCCCTTCTCTGCTTGGAGGGCATTGACTATAAGCATCCACGCAGCGAGTCTTGACTTGCCTGTTCGTCTACCAGCAGCAACGATCTTAAATCTGGTGGGGTCTTCCCAGACTTCTTGTTGCCAGGGCAAAAGCTTTATGTTGAGCTCTGTGGACACTCTTCCTCTTCTTCCTCTTCTTCCTCAACATTGCCGTCCCAATTCAGGTCGGATTGCTGTGCAACGGTTATCTTGTGGTCTTTATGCGTCATCGAAGTTGTTTAAACCCGCAGGGCGGTCAGCCAAGCCAAAGGTTACGGCAACTTCTATGTTTCCTGCGCTGCCTGCCTGGGCTTTTACAACTTCCCCTGAATGAAGAACAAATAACGGGCAAGAAGCTCCGCTGCTTAACGTAAGGTTATCCTTAGCATTAAGGTTATTCCCGCCGAACAGGTACAACTGGGGCACTGCACCGCTGCTTTCCCACCAGACCTGTACAGAATTAGTAGATCCGCCGTGGTTAGCCACAAACACAAACCCGATATTCGCCACGAATCCATTGGGAACGGTAAACAGGGTCGCAGGATTAGCGTCAGTCAGGGTAACGTGCTTGGTTGTGAACATTAGTAGATCCAAATAACGGGCGTTGTGGCCCTGATGTCGAGGTGAACGAAGTTACTAGCAACGCCTATGCCAGAAACCTCAATATCCATAGCGTGTTTAACAATAGAGTAGCGTTGGGCAGAGTTAGTTATCTTAATATCTGCTGCGATTCCCTTGGTGTGGTTGCCAGGAACGGCCTTAACTGCCTCTGCGGGGTGGGATGGGTCTCGATAACCACTGCTTACAACAAAGGGGAAGCCACATCGGTGTCTGATTTCGTCAAGAACCTCCAGAAACTCCCCTTCCATGCGGTTTTCTCCGGTGACCTGACAGTCAAACTCGTCTAATGAGAAGTATCTAAGATTCAAATTCACCCTCGATGACTTCATTAGAAGGGATGTCAACAGCGTTTACGCCTGAGATGTTGATTTGGATGGCACCTCTGCCTGAATCCTTCACCACATCCTTCTCAAAAGCCGCTACAGGGAGCATTCTGTCCATCAAGAGCTTCCATGCTGCTGCTTGATTCTTGTGCTCGTTGTCTAAAGCCGCATCAAATATGGTCTCAAGAACCAGATTAGACTTAGGAGAAGCCAGCATACGAGCTTTATACTCGTTAATGATAGCTGCATCACCCTTTGGCCGACCTACCTGGCCTCGGTTACCCTTCTTCTTAGCAGCAACCTCTGACTTCTTAGGCCTACCCCTCTTCCTTTTATTGAGATTGAACGCCTTGCGCTCCTCAATATTCAGCTTATCTTGTTCAGTTAGCATGACAAGAACAATACTCGCATTTATCCCCTTTAGCAATACAAGTATTTAGAAGCAGTTAAATCAATAACTTACAGAGCGTTCTTTTTTTTCTAATTTGGCTTATTTTGTATCTGGGTGGGAACACCACCACCACACCGCATGATACCCCCTCCCCCCCC